TCTTTAAAGTCTATGTATTCTAAAGTAGATAAAGCCGATATACACTCTATATTCAATTCGAATAAATTGTTATCATAGTCCTGTGAATATAGTTCTGGTGTTATGAAGCCAGTCCAGATAACAGATCCAGCCTTTACCAAATTAACTTTAAATCTCTGGTATTGCGTACTGAATAACTTCTGTAAGTAATCACTTCCAACTAATTTTAAAGTAGCTCCACTGAATCTAGTAGGATTGTATAAAAAATCTTCGTCATTTACATCTACTATGAATGGTGGTGTGCCACCTGTAAGTTCTACAGGTGAACCAGTTCCACCATCTTCTAGTATTTGTACAGTTAAGGCTTCACCATCTACATTAGTAAATGGCATTGTATATATAAGGTTGTACATATTACTTGTATTTACTTGTCTTACTTGTTTGAGAATTAATAACCCCTACTAAATCTCTACCCTCAATCCTTAGTTTAACCTCTCCTCCAGCATTAACAGAAGTTCCACCTTTACCATCTAAAAGGTTAAACAGATTCCTTTGCTGTCTGTTGTTCAGAATCATTTCACCGCTGTTTACTCTGGCTATCATATTATCGCCAATGAAGGAATTACCGCCAATGATACCGCCATCAGCAAATTTTGGTACAGCAGCCATAGCAGACATTATAGCCGTAATAGCAGCAACGGCATTAATCCAACCTACTACAGGCACAGCAGCAGCACTACCAGCAGCTTCAGCAGCAGCCTTAGCCGTTAAAGCAGTAGTTAAACTGGTTATCATTGGTATAGCAGCACTGATACTACTAAGGATATTAGCACCATAAGCCAGCCAACCAGCAGCACCTTCATTTGTCATATTGGTAACAGATCCCATAATAGAAGCTATAGCACCTAAAGAATCCGCATAATCATAATTAGCCTGAATACTGTCTGTAGATATAGGCTTTATATTTATATATCCAGATTTTACATCATCTGCAATATTCCTTCCAACAGACTTATTAATTTCTCCAGTTGGTAGTAAAGAAGTTCCAGCAGCCCTTAATTGCATCATTTTAAGTTCTGTTTCTGCTTCTTTGATGGCTTTCATAAACCCTACTCTAGTTCCTTCATCAGCAGCATTTTCATACTTCTTTCTAAGGTCTGCAATCTTTTTCTGCATTTCCATAATAGAACCTGCTGGAATGATTTCTTTTTTACTGGCAGTAGTTTTAATACCAGCTATTTCATCCCTTGCACCAGCCCTGTCTTTTTCCCAAGTACCAGCCTTGTCATTAAGATCATTCAGTTTATCAAACAAGCCTTGAAATGAACTAAATGTTTCATCATTCATTCTATCAGCCAGCCTTAGTAATTCATCGTAGTACGCTCTTTGGTCTTTGGTATATTCCTGATAATATTTCTTAGTGGCGTCCTGATTAATCTTATACCACTCGTCACCGCTGTATTTGAAGGCATTAGGGTTTAGTACCTGATTCTTTGTGTCTCTGACTTCCCTATAGGCATCCAGTTCTTTTCTAAGTTCTGAATACTTGTTCCTTATATCCAAAATCAGTTTTTGTGCATTCTCTGTCGTGATATATTGAGCTTCTCCAATCAGATCAGCCAACATATTATTTAGTTCCCTTTCTGTTATTTGGGATGCTTCCCTAATATCAGCCACACCCATTAGCAATATACGGTCTAACTCCTGCTGTGCCTTCTTCCGTTCCTCCAGTGGTTTGGTATCATCTTCTATAATGGCTTCCAACTGTGTTTTCCTTGCATCCGTTTGTTCAAATTTGATGCTTGTAGTTTCCAGCATCCTTTGTACATTCCTATAGGTATCTGCATATTCTTTTGCATTCTTAATGGCTTTTTCTATACCATCATTGAATACAGTCCAGTCCCCTGAATAGATGGCTGTAAAGAATTGGTCTGTTACAGTAGATCCAGCCTGCATCAAAGAATTATATTTATCCTGTAAAGTGGCATTGCTGTTAAGTCCTTTCTGTAGCAGTTCTGTAGCTCCATAAGCTACGCCCAGTACCCCCGCAAATTTTGTAAAGGCACTGACAGCACCACTGGAAAAGCCTTGTATCTTTTGCTGGAATCCCTGTATTTGTTTTGTTGACTTGCCTAAATTATTATCAAATTGCTGTGTGTTAAGCAGCAACCTAGTAATCAAATCAGCCATATTATAATAGTTTTAAGGTTTTACTTGCCTTATCTTTCAACCTCTGTATATCTTCACTAGTAATAGATGTGCCTGTATCCTCTGGCTTATCCCATTTAAAGGAAAGAATATCAGTAGGCTTTAACTTCTTGCTGCTGTTTACTTGTGCCGTGATATAACTAAGGAATCTGGTTTGTTCCCAACCGTTCTTGTTTTTACCCTCCAGACCATTTAAACAGGAATCCACTTCATACCACTGCATTTTATCCAAAAAGTAATCTGGCTGGATTCCACACTCTACCACAATGATACTATACAGTTCTGAAATGGATATTACTTTTTTTTTGAAGTATCTTCTTCTTTAGATGGTTCCAGTTGCCCTTGCTTTTGAAATTGCGCATTAAGGTAATTCTGAATATCAGCCACCAAAACAGGATTCAAATCACATTCATCTATAAAATCGTCAAACAGCAATGTACATTCTGGATTTCCTGCCAGTATCATAGAATAGTAGAATATATAAAAGTCCATCAGGCTTTCCAGTTTGAATAATTTGCCAGTCAGTTTTTCAAATACGAACATTGCCCTAATGCTGTACTTTACTTTATATGTCTTGTCTTTAATTGTTATTTCCATAATTCTGTTGATATAAAAAAAGCCCTTACACCTCTATAACAGAGATATAAAGGCTTTATATTATGCTGTTTTAGTCAGTGCTCCAACTCCTTCAAAAGAAGCTGTAAATGTTGCATTATCTCCATTCGGTGCGTTAAGTTCCAGACTGGTAATTACTACTTTCCCTTTATATTGTCCAGTGGTTACAGGTGTCCATCCACCTTCAGGAACTTCATCTTTCTTTGCTGCATATTCTTTTTCTAAGCTGAAAACTACACTTAATTCTTTTCTTTCTGTCATAGCAGTAAAAAGATCATCATAAGTAGAACCTTCACCATCTAAAGAGTAAAGATTTTCTGTACTCATAGTCCAACTTAGCTTTCTAGGTGCTTTAGACACCCATTTTCCACCAGTATCTTTAGAACTTGTTTCAACTGTTTCAGCAGAAATTGATAAACTGTGACTAGTTGCAAATGCTATTGATTTAAATGCTGTTCCTTCTCCAGTAGAATCAATGAATAACATCAAATCACTACCGTTAATAGGCTTTCCCATAGTTATTTTGTTATTATTAAATTAAAACTTAATGTCTGTACGTAAGCATCATCTATAAAATCTTCATCAGCAGATTCCAGTTTGATGCTTTCTATATCAGCAAATCTTTTATCTTCCAGAATATCCCTTACCATACTGGCTATATCAACGGATTCAGAATAATCATCAGACACACATATAATGTCAATTATTACTTCATCCTTGAAATGGAAGTCCTTAGTATAGTCTGGAATAATATTACTTCTCTTATATACTATAAATGGATATGTAGTTTCCTTTTCTACTATAATAGGGTAGATCTTACTGCCTACTATCCCAGTAAGAGAATCATTACCATTTAAAAGAGAATAGATTTCTTTACCTACCTTTAAACTGTCCATTTACCCTTAGTATAGATTTGGTTATTATGTCATTCATACTATTACTGATTTCTGATTCTTGGGCTTCTCTGGCTTTTTTAAAGAAATAAGAGGCTTTTATACTACCTGTAGATGGTCTGCCCTTAGTCCGTTTCTTGTAACGTGTCTTAGTTCCCATTTCAAAGAACTTTAATCTAAAGTCTCCCATAATATGTACTTTACCCTCTGTGGCTTCCTTATTGACCTTAGATTTGATTCCAGAAGAAAAGGTTTTTCCGTTCCACCTGTTTCTGGCATTGGGATTCTTTACTACCTTCCTGAAATTTTTTCTGGTTTCTCTAACCAATATGCCTGTAGCTTTTCTAAGTGCAGTCCTATGTGCTTTCTTCTGTCTCTTGCTATCCAGTGCAGCAAACATCTGTAGGACTTGCCTTGCATCCACATTATTCATTTATCAGTTCTCCAATAATAGTAATAGATTGTTTTGTCCTATCTTCGTTATTATCCTCTATGGACAGGATTCTGTAAGTTTTGCCCTTCCAAAGAATCCTCATAAATTCATCTATGTTATGATACCTTCTTACAGTAAATGTTACTGTATAGGTGTTAATGATTTCATTGTTTTCTGTAACCCTGTTACCTGAATTGAACCTTACATTTGCCCTTGTTGATATGCAATCAATCCAATCTGTTTCTTCCTGTCCGTATTGGTTCTTTGTAATGGTTGCCTTTCTAAAGGTTACAGGATCGGTTAATAGTCCTGCCCTCATTACTTTGTGGAATAGTTTTTATATAAGGAAATTAGGTAATCAAAAGTGTAAGGCACTTTATTTACAGCAGTATAGGCTACAGGTTCTCTGTTAGCGTATAAGTTACCAACTAATAAAAGTATAGCAGCTTTTACAGCAGGCGGTAATTCACCACCTACTGTAATGCTGTCCAATGGAATATTTATATTAATTGAAACAGCATCTTCTGCTATATCTATTAAAGCTAGTATGTATTCATCATCATCTTTAAATGAATTATCAACCAACAGATGTTTCTTTGCTTCACATAAAGTTACATACATAGCTTATTCATAAGTTAAGGTTACGCTTTCAACACTTTCTTTACGAAAGAATCAGCACGTCTGGGTTTGGCATCAAAGTAAGCATTGATAACCAGTCTTACTTTACCGTTAGCTGCCTGTGTATATGGATCTACAGTCAAGTCGATACCTCCCCATTGTCCAATAACCAGATCACTGAAGTTACCGTAAACAATACCTTTTCCAGCTACAGCAGATGTACAAAGGACTGGATAACCGTTTACCTCATTACCTTCCATAATGAAAGAATTTTGATTCTTTGTTGTAGACTTTAATACTGCCTTGGCAGATGGAGATACGATAAACTTAATATCACCTCTTACATTCTTTTCGCCTAATGTAGCTTCCATATTTACAAAGTCGGCATAAGTTACAGCAGCAGTGTCAGCAGTTACACCATTTAACAAACCAGCAGGTTGTGTAGCAGAACCAGCAGCATTACCTAAAATAGTAGCTTCCAGTTTATTTGAAATAGCAGCAACAATATCTCTTTTCAACATTTCTTCTGCACTGTTGGAATCCTGAATAAGGAACTGTTTTGAAACATCAATATAAGCAGTAAGGCGTTTAGGCTCTAAGTTTACTTCACTGAATTTACCTGCGCCATCAGTAGCAGCAGCAACTTCACCAGCCCAACCTACATTAGATCCAGAATAAACTGGAATAGATACATTTCCAATTAAGCCAGTCATATAAGAAGCACCAGCCTGTACTAATACTAAATTGGCTCTTAGAGGTTCTAGGATTCCTAATTTATCCTCTGCAACATTTTCCTGTCCAGCAGTTGCAACAGTAGCCTGAATATTTGCTCTTTCCTCGATAGGCAATACAATTTGTCCAGCATAAGATTGTCCAGCCTTTCTCATTTCATTCTGACCAGCTGTTACTACTTCTAAGGCTCTTTCATCTAATTGTCTGTTATTAGCTACATCATTGATAGCTTTAAGCAATGAAAATTTTTCCATAGTCTTTTTATTGATTTGTGGTTTGTAATTTCTTTTATTCTCTTCTTCTATACCTTTTATCTGGCTGTCAATACTTGCAATCTCTTTCTTTAGATGGTTTAACTCTGTAGCTTCTCCATCATTCAACTTTCTAATTTCCTTTTCAGCATTGGTAATCAATTCCTCTGCCTTCTTTCTTAATTGTTCCTTTTGGTCTATCAAAGTCAAAGTGTCCATTATAGTCCTTCTCTAAGGTTTTGATAATATTCCTTTAATTCCTCTGTGTTCAGTTCCTGCATCTTTCTACAGGCTACGCTGGTATCTGGATAGGCTTCTTTGTACACAGGGGAAACATCAAATAATTCTTTGAATTTGGTGATTCGTCTTAGATATTTACCGTCTGCTCTCTTTTCCCATTTGTCACTATCAATGGTAAAGGCAAAAGAAGAAGTAGTAATATCACCTCTTTTAAGCCCTTCCAGCAATTCATTCCCCAGTGCGGTATCTGGTGCTTCAAATCTGTACTTCAATCCTGTTTCATCTACAAGTAAAGATAGAGAACCAACACCAAATTTACTTCTGGCTAATACCCCTTTATCTTCATTATGATTTAACAGGCATAATATATCTGATTTCTCAATCACACCATCTAAAGAAGAAGGATCTATTATTTCAATGAATCCACCTAGATCTCTGGATTCTTTATCGAATACCAAAGCATATCCTTCTACCGTTCTGGATTCAGATCTTAATTCATAGTTACAGTTTCGTTGTTCTTTCATAGCTTAGTCAATTTTAGTTCAAACATCTGTCCATTCCTGTGTTGGCATCATTTCATCTATTTCTTTCCTGCTATAAGTTTCTTCTTTGGTATAATAATTACTTAAATCGGCTTCACCACTAGTAATAGCATCTAATTTTTTATCTATTTCTGCCTTCTTATAGTAATTAGCACCTAGATAACTCATTGTAACCCTACTTTTAAGATCTTCCTTAGTAGCCAAACCTGTAACATCAGGAATTTCAGACTTATTAGCCTTAACAGATTCCAAATTGGCTATATCTTCATTTACTTGTGTAAGGTCTGGAATTGATTCTTTAATACCTGTCAGTTCCTCCTGTAAATCCTTTTGTTGGGTAATATCACCTATAATAGTACCCCAAACAGGTACTACAGTCCCACCAGAACCAACTACTACATTAGCCCTGTCCAATTCCAATTCATATTTATTGTTATTGGTTATTTCTACTTTATACATAAGCATTTAGATTTCAAGTATAAATTAGTCTGTCCTTTTATTACTTCATCATAGAAGCCATCTTTAAAATTACTATTGGTAACTCTGATATGGTACACATAACTTAGTACTCCATCTTCCAGCTTTTCTAAATCCAAAGCATTCAAAGCAATGTAATCAGTATCTTCTTCTGCTATGATTCCAGTATATTTACCAGCAGAATAACTACCTTCTATATATGTATCAGGATCAGTAGTAAAGAACCTTATAGTAAACTCATTAGTAGTACTTATTCTATAGGGTGTACCTTCTGCATCCTTCAATGACAATGCAACCATTATATCACTGCCTTTATATATTTTCTGTATCATTCTTTATAGCATTATTAGAAGGTAAATTATTAACTGCATTATCTAAAGTCATTACATTTACTTGTACAAATGACTTATCCCCATTTTCCAAAGGTTCTAAATCCAATTGCTTTCTTATTTCATTAGGACTGACTACACCAATATTAAACAAGGTCTGGTAATATGTAGCTAAACTGGCTTTATCTGCCCTAAGTAATACAGACGTATCGAATCTTACATCTATGCTGTTCTTTTCAGAAGGTTTGTATAGTTTACGTTCAAACTCCAGTTCTATTTTCTCTAATAAAGGTGATAACGTATCAGTAAGGAAAGCTAATTGAGTTGCTTCTACCGTACTGTAGCTGGATTTACTAAGGTCAAATGCCTTTACTGGTGATACTCCAAAGAACCTACAAATGTCAATTACATTAAATTGTCTGGTTTCTAATAATTGTGCATCACTAGGGCTGACTGTAATTGGTTGGAAGTCCATATTTCCCTGTAATACGGCTACACCATTTGGCGTACCAGTCATAGGGCTGAATGTACTTTGCCAACTCTCCTTAATATCCAATTGCTGTTTTGGCGTTAAGCTGGATTGTACTTTGATAATTCCAGCCAGATTTGCACCGCCTTTAAAGAACCCCTCTGCGTGTGCTTCACTGTCTGTAGCCAGTCCCAAAGTATTTCTGGCGTGTTGTAATGTACTGATTCCTGTAATGCCATCATAGCTGAAATTCAGTATATGAATCATATTAACAGGTTCTACCAGTTGTTTAATGCCAGTAACATTATACATTATCTTGTTCTTTAAAGGATCAACTTTTGATATAGTGACCAATTCAGAAGGAATCAGCTTCAAACTTACTGCATCACCTTTGGCATCTCTTTCAATTAAGGCGTAACCATTACCATTTAAAAGGACAGAGGTAATCAATGTTTTCATAAAAGTAAACCTGCTCATCTGGCTGTTTGGCTCTTTGTTCAGCAGGTAGTAAGTGGGATGTTCCAGATACTTTCTTTTATATCCGTCCTTGTCAATCTTATATGGCTCTAATGGTAATTGTGCCACTGAATCACCAATTACATCTACACACCTGTAGACAGTGGAAAGAAGCATAGATTTATCAGTCCTGTAGCTGGAATTTGTATTATATACCAGACTATTAAGTCCATAAGGTGTATAGCTTCTTTCTTCTTGTGGCTCTTTCTTTTTAAATAAATCAAAAAATCCCATCAATTAAGGTTTTATATTGTAAATATCGTATTGGTATAATGTGGTGTCAGCAGATAACCGCCTAATGCCTGTATCATAGCAATCACACCATCAATTTTCTTTTTATCCTGTGATTTTACCGGCTTTACATTGCCACAATAGTCAGATTTCAGAACTACATTCCTAAAGCAATTTCTAGTAATGTCGTTATTGTCTATTACTGCTTTTCCTGACAATATAAGCCTTTCCAGTTCTTTGGTAGGTCTGTTGAAATTGCCTAAAGTCTGTGAATATTCTTCTAAGGGCAAACCTTGTTCAGTTGCATTAATTGCCCATTGTGTAGCATTGAATTTATCGTAGCTGACAGATATTATATTAACGACTTCTCTGTATTTCAGAATATCAGTAGTTATGTAGTCATAATCCGTAACGTTTCCAGGTGTTACTGTAAGCAGTCCCAACCGCTTCCATAACTTGTAAAGTTCTTTATCAGCCTTTTCTTCCAAAGCTGCTTCTGGCAAATAATAATGTGTTTTGAAGTAATATTTTTCGCCATCAACAACTAAGAAGGATGCAGCCGTTAAATCGCTTGTTGCTCCCAAATCCACACCTATATAGCAGTCCAGACCATTTAAAGAAGAAAGATCCACTACATCACTGCACTTTACTATATAGTCCTCTGGAATCCATACAGTTGCAGAATCACACCAGATATTCAATGTCTTTGTTTTAACTCCAACTTCATCACTAGGGTTATTCTTTGCCTGTTTAACTTGCTCCCTGATATATTTCTTAGTAACAGTGATTCCTAAGTTTGGAGCACATTTACACCAGTTCTTTTCACTGTCCCATTTATCGCCTTCATCCAAACAATAAATGGCTATAAACATACTGTCATCTTCCTTTAGATGGTTTAGTACTTCTATAGCTACTGTTCTTAGTTGATAACAGGGTAAAGACTTGTCAAATCCAGCAGTAGTAATGGTACAAAGATGTGGATTCTCGCGCATCCCCATACTGGATTTAATTACATCTCTAACCTTGCTGTTGGCTGCTGCGTGATATTCATCGAGTAAACCAAAGCTAGCGTTAAAACCATCCAGTTTGCTATCATCTGCAGCCAATACTTTCAATTTGGAACTGGTAAGACTGAATAAAATATCAGCCCTGTAAGCAGTAAGATACTTTCCTTTTGGATCTAAGCCTTTACTGAACTTGCTGCACATATCGAATGCAATTTTAGCCTGTTCCTTACTGTTTGCAGCCAATAATACTTCTGCGCCATCTTCACCATCAGCAATTAGATAATACAAGCATAGTGCAGCAGCTAAAGCCGTTTTTCCCTGCTTTCTTGATACTTCAATATAACTGCTGGTATATCGTCTAGTACCTGAATCCTTCCAGTACCAGCCTACTATGTTGGCTACTATGAACTGCTGCCATCCTTCCAATATAAAAGGCTTTCCAGAATGCTTACCTGTGTAATGTGTCAAAGTAGAAATGAATTGGATAGCCAGATCTACTTTTTCTTCTCTAAACTCCAGATCTTCCCTTTGTAAATCATTCTGGAACCTTTCACAAGCTAATTTTATATACTCACCAACAACAATACTTCCATTTAAAACCTTATCTACATATTCGTAATAAGGTTTCATTATCTAACTTCCTTTGCAGTCTTTACAAATTTCTCCAGTGGTGAATCTTCTTCTTTTTCTTTATCCAGTTTAGGCAATTTGGTTCTGGATTTGGCGGTAAGTCCAAACTCCTGCATAATTTTTACTGCCTGTATTTGTGCATCTTTGGCAATGGTTACAGCAGGATGCTTTACAATGTTACCCTGTCTATTTTCAATTGTTGCTCCCTCTCTTTCTACTTGCTTGGAAGCATTAATAAACATACTGTAATTTCTTGCCAACATATCTAACGCTGCTACATCTACATTTTCCAGTACTCCAGATTCTTCCAGTCTGGCTAATACGGTTTTCATATATTCTTTTGCTTCTTTACATACGTCAGAAGGTGCTTTGTAGTCTATCATAATTAAATTCTTATTTTAAGTGTACATATCCATTCGTATCTGTATCTGCTCATTTATCTTTCAAACTTTCAAATACTAACCAGTCTATTGGCAGTCAATTGTTTGATTATTAACATTTTATTTGTTCTTGCTGTAAAATATCCGTATCTTTGTATATGATTAAAAACCAATACATTAACATTAAAAATCACAGTTTATATGAAGGAAAGTATGTCAGAAAGAATCACAGTTCGCCTAGATGGTGAAACTGCATTGAACATAGATATTATGAATAAAGCTACTAATACTCCAAAAGCCCAGATAATAAGAATGATACTAAGAGATTTCTTTGCTAAGAATGAAGAACTGTTAGACAAATACTATGAAGAAATTAAAGCCCAGTAAAGAAGTGTTGCTGCAATATCTATATGACTATGGTATCAAAGATACTTGTAAATTACTACATATAACAGAAGAAGAATTTAATTCTATCCTAGAACCATCTAAAAGAGAACATAGCCATCATAAATACAATTACCAGATTTCAGAGATCAAACCTTTAATAGCCAAAGATATTTCAGATAATTACAACCGTTTAAGATCCAAATTTATAGGTAATACAACCAACTTGCAGTTAAGTCAGACAGATGAAGATATATTTCATAATACCTTGCTAAAGGTAATATCAGATGGAATAGAAGATAATGTAGTTAAGCAGATAGAATACCGTCTTAAAATGGTACGGTATCAATTACAGATGGATAATAAACAACTAAAAGGAATACAAACAAATGCCTTATCTAAAGAAGCCAGAGAGAATAAAGCAGACCTCTATTAAGCGTGAAGAACGTAATGAAGTATATACTTCTACCAGATGGAGAAAATTAAGGCTTTCATATTTACAGCAGCATCCGTTATGTGAGCTATGTCTAAAAGAAGATAAAGTAGTTCCAGCTGTTGACGTTCATCACATTATTAGCTTTATGACAACAAATGATCCTCTTAAAAGAAAATGGTTGGCGTTTGATTCTAGTAATTTAATGTCACTTTGTAAAGAGTGTCACCAGAAGATACATAATAAGTAATTTCAGATGTGCTTTCAAAACTAGACCATTTAAAGAAGAAGATGCCGATTTAATTCGGTTATTTTTCTAGAATTATCTTATTCCAGCCGATTTAATTTGGAGTGATAAAATCATTCTTCTTTTAGATGGTTTGACCTTAAAAATACACCTCAAATCGAGCCTTAGATATAAAATATAAACATCAGATATACATATAGTTACATATTTAGATTCTTTGAAATTTACTTGACAGTCACGAAAAAAAGCAGTATCTTTGTGTATATTAAATAAGTCCAAGAAGTATTGTCATAACTTCTACTAGAAATACACTTTAAGCCATAAAAGTACGTTTGTGTGAGTGAATTTGATAAGAATAAGACCAGATGTGAATCTGGTTTTATTTTATTTCGATTGGAATTTTTTTTTCAGATTCCGTATATAAGACTAGCCTTCAAAATTTTATTCCAATGGCACTAATAATATTCCAGATGCTTATAAACACTAGATTTTACCCACTTAGATAGATGGAACTTTTTTTACGTCAAAATCAATACATAAAATGAAGAATCAAGCAAATACACTAAAAATTAATTCTACAGATGGATATTTACATTTAGAAGATCTTCCACATAATTGTATATTCAATAAAGTTATTACTGGTTGTGGTGGTACTACTATTGCCATTACTAACAGTGAAAACTATGTTATAGCAGTACCTACTAAAGAATTAATAGTAAATAAGATTGGTAAGGCAGAAGCAGGTGAATCAGATAATAAGAACTTGTTCGGTTTATTTGGCGAATTTACCAACAGCCTAAAAAGTAAGCTAAAGAAGTATTTAAAGAAAGATGGAGTTAAGAAGATCATTTGTACTTATGATAAACTGGCTAAATTGGCTGAATATCTGAATCCTGCTGATTTTAGGTTACTGGTGGATGAATATCATTGCTTGTTGAAAGCATATAGTTATAGAGATACTGCAATAGATGGAGTATTAGACAGCTTCAAACAGTATAAATCATTCTGCTTTATGTCAGCAACACCTATACAGGCTGAATTTAGTCCTTCCTGTTTAAATGGTGTGCCTGTTATTGTTGCAGACTGGAGTTATACAGATACTTTAATTGTATCATTAGAAAAAACCAATCATCCATATCAAAAGGCTTCAAATTATATCAAGGCTTATAAAAGGGACGGATATATAGAGATAAACGGTAAAAAGAGTTATGAAGCATTTTTCTTTATTAACTCAGTAACAGATATAAAGGCTATTTTAGATCATTGTGATTTAGCAAATAATGAAGTAAGAATTATATGTGCTGATACCGAATCAAACAGAAGTAAATTAGAAGGTTTTGAAATAAGTAACAGTATCAGTGATAATAAGATGTTCACATTCATTACTTGCAAAGGTTTTGAAGGTGTGGATTACTTTAGTGATACTGCAATGTCATTTGTTGTCAGTTCTACTTCCAACCCACATACTTTAGCTGCTATAGATACTGATATTCCCCAGATAGCAGGAAGGATCAGAACAAAAACAAATCCTTTTAGAAACTTAATTGTACATATATTCAATACTCAACTGGATACTCTTAATTTAAGTTATGAAGAAATGAAAGAGAGGACAGAAAAAGAATTGGAAGCTGCTAAAGAAACAGCAAATATGTTCAATACTGCACCAGATATAGTAAAGGATCATTTAAGAGATAAATTAAAAGACAAAGTAAATGATATGTATATTTCATACGATAAGAAAAATGATGCTTATAAGGTGAATGATATTCTTCCCAAACTGGAGTTATACAACTACCAAGTAAATAAAGTGATATATTCCAGTGGGTTACAAATAGCAAAAGGATATGATTCTAATGGGATATTACATACTTCTGTTAATTGGGAATTGATAGATAATGAAATAATAAGAAAGAAAGGTATGAAACTTACATTTGAGGAAGCATATAAAGAGTACAGCCAATTAAAAGAGAGTTTAGTTGTTTCACCTAAAATAGAAGAATTAGAGAAACAGTTTCCTTTATTGATACCAGCATATCATAAGTTAGGGGATGAGGCTGTAAAACGCCTAAAATATGTGCAGAAGGCAATTAAAAATGAATTGCTGGTTACTAATGACTATAAGAGTTTAGATAATAAGATATTCAAGATAATCAAAGAAGATATTCATATTGGCGAATTTATTCCTGCAAAGAAGGCAAAGGAATTGCTTAAAAAGACTTATGAATTAGTTGGAAAGAAAGAAACGGCTAAAGCTACAGACTTGGATAAATGGTTTGAAATTGATGCAGCCAGTAAGAGGATAGACGGTAAAAAAGTTGCTGGATATATAATTGTAAGAAGTAAAATCATATTTAAGTAATTATTATTCTCTTTTACTTGTTTCAGACCAAAGAATATTTACAAAAATGAAGCATAGCAACAAATATCAAGATTTCTAATATTTTATTTTTATGGCTGCCAACAACTTAGTATCTTTGTACTATAGAAAATTGAGATACAGCATACTAGTTAGATTCACCAAAACTAAACTTAAAACTTTAATTATATGGAATCAATAACCTTATCAACCAAAACACTACAGCAAATCCTGAATTATTTGGCTACACAGCCTTACAATGAAGTTGTAAACCTGATTAATACAATTCAGGTAGATATTCAAAATCAACCATCTAAAGAAGAAACAGAGGATAAGCCAGAATAATTTGGCAGATTCTCTTTTAGATGGTCTGTATTTTAAAGAATCATTTAAAAGATACTAAGTTATAAATGAAGCCTGTAATGTTAATGGCTATGTGAATGATAATGTAAGCAGATATAGAACTATGGCTATTATCTGTATAAGGTTTTAACTGCCCACGTTGCAGTAGTAAACAGGCTGGTAAATAATTACTGGCTTAATGGATAAATTTCAAGAATTAGAAAATGAAGGTAGAAGAATATTTGAAAGCCTATTAAAGCAGTCAAGAACTGCAAAAAACTGGAATCCAACTAATGATAGATATAATTTTGTGGATGGATTCTTTGAGTTGAAAGATAAAAAGATAGTAGTGGAAATTAAAACCAGAGATAGAAGATATGCTGATTATCCATCCCATCTAATGCAGATAGATAAGTATATGAACCTGACAAAAGCCAAAATAGATAATTCCTGTAGTAATGGAATCTATGTAAATATATTTGGCAGTGATCTAATTTACTTGTATGATCTCAAATATATTAATGCAAGTAACTGTAAACTTACTAGTAGATACGTTAATAGTACTACTGCCATTGATACAGGTAAAAGATGGAAGAAGTTTTATGAAATACCAATCAGATATGCACAGATATTTAAGAAAGATGGTGATAAGTGGAAACAAATAAACAAGTAAAATGAAGAAACTATTATTTATTATAGCAATAATGGTAGCCGTATTAACTGGCTGCAAAGTAGATAATTCTGTAGATGGTAGAATCAAAAGCGCATTAATTGAGTATTACGAACCTGATAGAATCCCAGTTCTTCCTACAGTTGGTGAATTAGATGTAGTTCACGAAAATTATGAATATCAATCACATAAGATATTAAAAAAATCTCACTATGGCGAAGATGTTACAGAATATACCATAGAACATAAGTATAAAGTGGATATAGAAGGAAATAATACTACTCACACAGTAAACAAAACTGATACTATTAAAGTTACGCTATATAACCATATTTACTACTCCAAAGTAAATGATGGTAAAGTATGGAAGTATTAAAAAAGAAGCCTAGCAGTTGATTCTGTTAGGCTTTTTGTATATTTGTTTATATTTTAATTGATTAATATGAAAAATGCAGAGTTGGAATTTCCTCAAAAAGAAGAAAAAGATCATTGGTATTGGATGATTAAGCAAGTGATAGATATTGTACCTTATGGAAATATATTATCTGAGATATTATCAGAATATTTACCTTCTTCTTTTGAAAGACGAAAAGAAAAATGGTTTAAAGAAGTAGCTAATAGGTTAGATGAATTAATAGTAAAAGATAATACTCTTGTAAATAACCTAAAAAATAATGAAGAATTTATTTCTCTTTTGTTAGAAACTACTCAAAAGGCATTAAGAACTCATTTAGATGAGCAAATGAATTTATATGCTTGTATATTAAAAAATTCGATATTAATAGATGTTTCTTATTATTTGAAGTCAATATTTGTCAGGTATATAGAAGAATTACATCCTGTACAAATACTATTTATGAATTATATATATTTAAATAAAGATAAATTATTTCAGATAGATTCATTTTCAGATTATTATTATCTATTTGAAAAGGATAATAAAATTCTAGATTTAACTATAGATAGTATGTGGTTTTTTCTGATGGATTTGGAAAAACGTGGACTTCTTTATGTGAGTAATAATTTAAATCCTCCAGAATTAAAAGTGGCAAAAACATTTGAGAGTTTTAATGTTAAATGTGAAGATCCTATATTAGATCAGCCTTATATTTCTATAAATGAATTAGGTGTCAGTTTTTTACAGATGATAAAAGAATAAAGGGGAGTGTAGATAGTATAAATAAACTGTGTCAACAAAGTATTAATTTTGCTGACACAGTTTATTTACATCCTATTCATCTATATTTCTGTTACTTTTCCAGTTTCCACATCAACTGTAAAAATAACTTGCTTCTTACTTCCGTCATAATTGGTAATATCAATCTGGTATTTCCAAATAGAATTACTTTGTTCTAAGATTGTTGAATTGATGCGGGCATTACCTTCAACATCTTTTAAAGAAGGGATAGAGGTTTTCCAAACATCTTTTCCCGTTTGATAATTATGTCTGATAATATACATATCGCCAAAATCCCTGCAAACATATATTCCATCTGTATATGATAGTGGTTGGCAATCAGAATGAATGTATTCTTTTAATCTACAAATAGTTTCACCTTGATTTGTGATAATAATTATATAATGATCTCTCTCAGATAGATAACTATGTGAATCCAAAATAATACTATTATTATACCACAATTTAAAGTAGCTAGGTAGATATGTTTTATCATCTATTGTTGTATCTATATAAACAAGCTTATCTTTATTTAATAAAATCCAATCTTTTATTATCCGGTCATTTTTATATTCATAACTACACCTTCCAAGAAACCCAAAAGGCATATATATTAGGCTGTTTATAGAAAATTTATCAAGATATACCTTTTCAAATTCTCCATAACCTTTATCTATCTTTATATTTCTTTTTATATCTTCGACGCTATTCCATTCTATTAATTGTTTTTTTGTTTCTTTGTCAAAAAAACTAATCCAGATTTTGTTATTGCGAAATCCCCATAATACAACAGTATCCCCGTGAGCACATTCAATAGCGTGAGATGATGCTAATTCATCTGGTTCATTAGCATTTACCCCATCTAAACCATTAATATCAATTCCTTCTTTATTCTTAATATTATCATAAAAGCTCATAATACCTTTGCTTGAAGGAATTTCGGTATCATTTTTTTCACAACTTAATAAAAATAAGGGAATAATACAACTAATAAAAAACTTAAAAAACATCTTTAACATTTAAAATGAATTATTTGCCTTTCCTGTCCCCTCTGGAAAGATTAACAAATAAAAAAGCGTGGGAACTATTGAATATTACTATTGTGAGGCTCTGGACTGCCCTATACTGGTAATAAACAATAGCCCACGCCATACGGTTATATAAACTACACTAGGTAGATATATAGCACAGCGTGAGCGATTACTGTCTATTATCCCAGTATATAGAATTGTCCAGATTCCACAATAGGATAATATTTCAAACGCTCTTAATTAACTATGTCCCTTCTAAGAGGTTCAACTCCTTGAACTTTAGAAGTTGGTGCAAAGATAGGTAAAGTTTACAAGACAAAAAAGTCCTGCCAGTTTATTATGCCAACAGGACTTTCTTTATTAATAGTATCTTCTGTTTTCCTCAATATCTAGATAATTTACAAAATCTATAATACTGTATTCCTTAACTTCTCCAGTGAGATCACCTAAGTAAATGGAACCATCTGAATTAATGGTTGCCTTCTCTTTTAAATGGTTGATATATCCTTTATTTGTTTGAATATCAAAGTAAATATCAGAACTAGGATAAAAGATTGTGTAGTATTTGCTATTAGATTTTGAAGAATAACCCAGATAAATAGTTTGTCCAGTAGAAAAAGTAACAATAATAATAGATGTTTTACCTTCTCCAAAAATCATTATCTTATCTATTGCCTTATGTACCAGATCATACTTTTCTGTTTCATCTGTAATACTTTCCACTAAAGCAGATTCTTTACTGGCTCTGTTGATATTCTTTATTCTGGATTCATTAGAGTGTATTAGTTTTTCCAGTCTTTCCTTTTCTTTCTGGTATTTGCTGGCTTCTTTATTGATCTCTTCTACTTCTTTCATCTTATTAGCATAAAGATCTGGCATATTAGGAAACTGGATTTTTATTTCAATGGCTGCATCTACTATTATGTTTGCTCTAGCAGTAAGTTCAGACTGTTTACCATCTAAAAGAAGAATCTGCCGTTTATATGATTCAATTTCTGCCTGTAATGGTTCTATCTGTTCCTGTGCTTTCCCTGCTGCCAGTTCCTTATAGAAAAATGTTTTTACTACATTCCAAACAATAGAATCCAGCTTATTGGAAATACATTTGGCTGTACAATGTACATTTTTGTTACTTGCCTTCTTGTACTTATTAACGCAGAGATATTGGTTTGTTCCAAAATTATATACATACTTTACATCACAGTGGGGACAGTGGATCAGTCCTCTAAGTAATGGATTATACTTAGTTCCAAAACTGTTACTTCTTTTTGTCCGTTCTGCTAGTTTTTGTAGTGAGAGTTCAAATTGTTCTTTTTCAATAATAGCAGGTGTAGAAATAGTAACCACTTCCATAGGTTTACAATAAGTACTACCTGCTTTCTTTTCTTTTTTAAGAGTATAATTTGCTTCACCTTTATACACTGGATTCGTAAGCATATTGCAAACTGTTCCTGCTGTCCAATTCTCCTTTTTGCCTTTAGTTGGTATTTTCTCTGCATTCAGAAGAATAGCAATTCTTTCTGTTGAATATCCATCTATAGACAATTGAAAGATCCTTTTAACAACTTGTGCCTGTTTTTCATTGATGGATAACATTTTAGTCTCTTTACTGTAATCATATCCATAGGGAGCATAATATGTATAACTTTTACCTTCTCTTAAAATCTTATTTCTTTTACTGGATATAGTTCTTTCTTTGAGTGTTGCTGCTTCTTGTTCTGCAATAATGGAAGCAAAGCCTATCAACATTTTAGTTGAAGCATTAACAGAACCATCATCATTTAAGGTAGAAAAGCCATCTTTCTTTGCATATATACAGATTCCTTTATCAGTAAATTCCTGTACCTGCTGTTGTAAATAAATTGCCCTTCTACTTATACGTGATATTTCCCAGACCAGAATAATATCAATATCCTGCTTCGTTAGCTTTCTTAGTTTTTCAAACTCTGGTCTATTATTATTGAATCCTGATTCTTTTTCTTCAAATACATAGACTACTTCTATACCGTTTCTTTTGGCATAGTCTTTCAGTTCATTCGTTTGTTTACTATAATCTTGTTGTTCTGTAGATACTCTACTATAAATTGCACCTTTCATAACTTTGTCATTTTTCTTTGAGGCAAAGATAATTATACTAGATATATCTGCAAATATTTTATCTACTACCAATAGACGATATGTGGTACTACGTATCGTCTATTGGTAGTACTACATATGAATAATATGAAGTATGTCTTGAATTAGTTTACTATGACTTTTGAGATAGTTTACGGTATGTTACGGATCAGTTGCTCCATGAGAACAGGCGATAGTGTCGGGGCTTTTTATGTATTTCCGTACATTTCAGGAAAGACTGAACCAACTTCAGATATTATCCGTACCTTTGTCACGTTAAATATTATTCGTATGAAAACAAAGAAAAAAGATTCATTTATGGATTACATCAAAGCGAACCGAAAAGGAAGTAGGGAAGCAGAGATTGAGAATCACGGTCATCCGGTCAGTTTCAACCGGGTACATGTATCGAAAAAGGTTTATAACCGTAAAAGAGATAAGGCAGATGCCCGGAGGCATCTGCCTTATTTGTACATTGTCGTTTGCGACAATTAGTGCTGGTGGTTGTGTACCGGATATTTTTCCTTAAACCACTCAACCAATTTTCCGTCTTTGAAACTTAACAGGTAATACCCTTCCGTATTTTCAGTCATGGAAGCCGTCTTGTAGCTGATGGTTTCGATCGAACCTTCGGAGGTCATGCGGGCACCTGCCGATTCGAAATCTTTTCCCAATATGGAGATCACTTTCTTTTTGGTCATGCCTAATTCGATGTCTTTCATCTTACTATCCATTTGATAGGGTTGCATGAGCGTTCCGCAACTTGTCAGCAGGAATGTGGCCAGTAGTACATACAGCCATTTCATCTTTTTCATATATCCTTGTTTTTGTAGTTAGTAAACACAATGACAAAAGTAGTGATATTCATTGAAGAAAGGAGTGTTTTTACTTCAATATCTTTAGAAAATGAAAGATGAAACCAATCAAGGGGTGGGCAAGTCATATACATATATGGCATCTTCAGTGTCTCCGTCTACGGCATATAGTTTCTTTTCTTTTTCGGATATCGCCCCAATAGATGATGGATGGATCCTTCCAAAGGAATGTAAATAAATGCAGACTGCCAAATAAAAAAAGAGGAAAACCTTTCGATTTTCCTCTTCTTGAGAGCGGAAGACGGGGCTCAAACCCGCGACCCTCAGCTTGGAAGGCTAATGCTCT